GCTCGACCTGATCAAGGTGCTCGCCGAGGGCGAGGCGCAGCTCCTGCTCGACCACCCGAGCTTCACGTACTCGCGCGTCAGCCGGGCGCGCGTCGATGCTGACGAGAACCTGTCGGCCGCCGAGTCCGAGAAGCTGGAGGAGCTGCACGGCAAGCTGATCGGTGAGAAGTCGGCGAAGGCGATCAAGGCGGTGCAGGACGAGATCGACGCGCTGCTCAAGGCCAAGCGGGACGCGCTCGTGTTCGTCGCCGACCCCGCGCCGAACGGCTACCCGATCAACGGGCTCGTCTACAACGAGGACCGCCCGAACATCAGCCTGCGCGTGAGGAAGACCGGGCACGTCGATCTATCGAAGCGCGCTGACATGGACCCGAGGATCAAGAGCGCCGAGGGCACGGCGAAGTTCCAGACGTTCGTCTACCGCAACTACACGATCGTCAAGGACGGGCTCGTCAACATCGAGCGGCTGCCGGTGAAGATCAGCCCCGAGCTGGGGATGAAGCTCGACAGCTTCGGCGTCGACATGGAGCACGGCGGTGAGGGCATCACCGTCATCAACGTCAAGCCGCTGCCGATCATCAACCGCAAGATGGTCAAGACGGTCAGCGCGAAGGCGCTGATCGAGCTGGAGTACGAGCTGACCAAGGCCAAGGCCGCGCAGAAGGTCTACAACGCCTACCAGAAGGAGCTGTTCCCCGAGACCAAGCTCGCCGGCTGGGCCGAGCGGTTCGGCGAGGACGCAGCCGCGTGGCTCAAGGAGCAGGGGCTCACCGAGTACAGCGGGTTCAGCCCCAAGATGGTGCAGGCCGAGGCGACCGACGCCTACATGGGCAAGGAGCTGACCGTCGCGCTCAAGGGCTTCTCGACCCTGCCGCCGGTCGACAAGGTCAAGGCGAAGCTGGGCGGCAAGCTCAACGGCCCCGAGACGCTCATGGCCCAGGTCATCGAGAACGTCGAGAACTTCCTCAAGCGCAACCCGAAGAACCTGCACGAAGCGTGGCTCACCGGGCAGGCCAAGGCGACGACCGCGACGACGCGCGGGCTGATCTACCAGATGGCGCAGATCAAGTTCGGCGTGATCGTCGGCCAGGTGTGGTTCAGCGAGTTCAAGTCGCTCGACGAGAACACGATGACCGTGAAGTGCGGCGGGCACGACATCGCCGGCACGATCAACCTGCGCGAGGTCGAGATCAAGGTCTGAGCCCGATGTCGTACCCCCCTGATAGAACACGGGGGTGTTCAAGACGACGTGCCTGCTCTGTGACGCCCCGCTCGAACCTCTAGAGGACGGGCGCCAGGGGCATCCTGAAGCGGCTGACTGCCTCGTCCGCCTCACGGATGCGTGGGGCGTCGCAGTCGATGAGCCGGCCTTCGCGGAAGGCTCGGGGCCGATCGTGGCCTCGCCGATGCAGTTCGACCTTGCGTTCTTCCCGTTCGTCGACGACGTGCTCATGGAGATCTTCGACGCGGCCGGGCTGCCCCGATTGGGCGGCCAGTCGTCGGGGCACGGCTGGTCGAGGTTCTCGACGTTCCAGCGTTGCCCCTACGCCTACAAGAAGCGCTACGTCACCAAGGAGCGCCCGACGTTCCTCGTCGAGTCGCCGAGCTTGGCGATCGGCTCGCTCGTCCACACGTTCCTCGCCGTCCACTACATCCGCATGATGGATGCGAGCTACCCGCTCACGCCCGAGCAGATCTATGACCAGGCGGTGCGCAAGGCCAACCCACAGTTCGTCGAGGATTCGTGGCGCGTGTTCACCGCGTATCGGATCTTCTACATCCACGAGGTCGTGCAGCCGCTCGCGATCGAGCACGACCTGCGTGACCCGCGCACGGGCGAGAGCTGCCGGTACGACGGCGTGTTCTTCTACCCCGAGTCGATCGCGGGCCGCCCGGCGGGTACTTACATCGCCGAGCACAAAAGCTGTTCGCGTTTCGACGGCGACACGCTGGAGGGTTGGGTCAACGATGGCGAGGTCATCGGTGAAGTCGCGCTGTGGAAGAAGCTCGGGCTTGATCATCGCTTCGGCAAGCTCCAAGGCGTGATCGTCAACCTGCTGGGCAAGCAGAAGGCCCCGCAGTTCCATCGTGCCTGGATCAGCCCGGAGTCGTGGCAGATCGAAGGGCATCTTGACGATCTTCGCCGGCATGACGGCTTGATTCAGCTCGCACGCAGCACCAACAGCTTCCCGCGCTCGCGCGCGGGGTGCATCAGCCGCTATGGCAGGTGCGATTATTTCGATCACTGCGCAACAGGAGAAGGTTGATGTCTTGTTCACACCCAAACTGGGAATCTTGCGCGGAAGCATGTCGGAAGCAGGTGATGGATCCGGTACTTCAAGTTGCGTGCCCGGCGTGCCCTGCGAACGCGAACACACCATGTGTGAATGCTGGCGGCCCCGGAGCCGTGCATAGCGCTCGACTCGCATTGTGGGCTTCGGGCGCGCCGCCAGCGCCTAAAGCCGAAGCTGTCGATCACCCGGCGCATTACGGTGGCGACAACCTCTACGAGACGATCAAAGTCGTTGAGGCGTGGAAGCTCGGCTTCCACGCCGGCAACGCAGTGAAGTACATCAGCCGCGCCGGCAAGAAAGATCCAACGAAGACCGTCGAAGACCTCGCCAAGGCCATCTGGTATTTGCAGCGCGCGATCACCGTGTTGGAGGGCAAATGAAGCACGTCCTGTTGATCTTGATGTTGGTCGGCTGTCACAACGCCGACATCGCTGATGCGCGGCACCAGGCCGAAAAGTTCATGCAGAAGATCCCCGGCGCCCAGTCGGTGCTATGCAACGACAGCGACAGCAACGGCGATGGCTACGTGAGCTGCACGATCTTTCGTGGATCAGCTGACCCTGTAGCCATTCAATGCGGAGCTGAGAACTGGTGCGCCTTCAACTGCGCCCATGGCTGCAGACTGGCGGCAATACAGCAGGGCACCAAGTGAGCACGCACCCGTCGACGAAGCGTCTGCGCGACAAGCGCCGAGAGCGTGGGGTCTGCCTGCAGTGCGGCGGGGAGCGCCCATGCTCGCGCTGCAGCCGGCGCACCACGCGATGGCGTCAGGATAACCCCGAGCGCACGAAGGCGCACGATCAAGGACGGGCTCGATGACCAAGTTCATGAACAAGACGTTCTCGTCCGCGCCCGCCAACCAGGCGTACCGGGACAACTACGACGCCGTGTTCGGCGAGAAGGCTGCTGAACTGACGATGGTGCTTCCGCCAGATCCCAACGTCAGACTCGTCGGCCCGTGCGATTGCATCTGCCACAAGCATCCGTTGGGTGAGGTCAAGCACTGCATTCCGTGCTGCACGGGAGACTTCACTAAGCCCGGAGAAGGCTGAAATGTCGCCCGTCCTCGTTGAAGCGAAGCGGTACCTGTACCGGTACGGCACCGTCACCGACGCCACGATTGAACCGATCGACCTGATCCGTGATCTCACGCGCGAGCTGGAGAAGCACGAGGGCGTGCCGATCACGATCAAGACCAAGAAGTCGAAGGCGAAACCGAAGCGCCGCACGTTCTATCGGTCGCTTGGAAACGTCCCGTGATCATCCCCGATCATCCCGATGACTTGCTGCTCGACGAGAAGTTCGTGCCGTGCCGTGATGATCGTTGCCCGATCGACGAGCTACACGCCGAGCACTCCGTGCCGATGCGGCGTGGTCGTCAGATCCGCCGCTGCCCCATCTGCAACTCCACCATCATCCGCATCCCACGCAAGTGGGCGTGCTGCTCCAAGTGCTCCTGGCGTCTGACCAACAAACCGAACGAGGATCGACATGCGTGAGATCAACCTAGACCAGCCGGCAGACATGATGCCGATCAACACCTTCCTCGTGTACGGGGATTCGAGAAGCGGTAAGACCACCTGGGCCGCGAGCTTTCCGCGCCCAGTCTTCTTCTCCGACGTCTCCGAAGGCGGCTGGGATTCGATCGCCAACATGAACGACGACCAGTTGTTCGAGCCCGGCATCAAGCCGCTGGTCTGGGGCATCGAGCAGATGGACGACATGGTGACGGCGCGTCACAAGGTGGGGCCGCTCATCGCGTCGGGGCGCGTCAAGACGATCGTCATCGACAGCTTGTCGTTCTACAGCGATCTGTTCCTGAACTTCCTCGTCGGCATGCAGACCAAGAAGGACATGCGGTCGGCGTACGGTGACCTCGGCAACCACCTGCGCGATCTGCGCGTCAAGACCCACCAGCTCGGGGTCAACGTCGTGTGGCTCTGCCTCGCGAAGCACCCGGGCGATGACGTGCCGACGGGCAGGCCGTTGATCCCGGGCCAGCAGGGCGACAAGTTCATGGCCGGCGTCCACTACATCTTCCACAGCCGCATCCACCAGGAGCGCATCGGGCAGACGCTGTCGCCGCCCGTGTTCGAGATGCGGACCCAGAAGTGGAACAACTACATCGCCGGCAACCGGCTCGGCGGGCTCGCCGCGAACCTGCCCGATCCGCTCGTCGGCAACTACGAGACGCTGATCACGCAGCTCGGGTTCGACGCGGACAAGATCCGCGCGAGCTTGTTGGCCCCCGTCATCGTGCCCCGTCCGGTGGTCGTCGCGCGCCCGCCTGTCGTTGCGGCGCCCCCGGCAGCACGTCCGCCCACCCCCGCGCGTCCGCCGGTTGTCGTCGCACGGCGCCCCGTGCCGCCGGCCCCCGCGAAGGGCTAGCGGATCCCCGTTGTCGTACCCCCCGTGTAGAACCTCTGCTCACGTTCACGTTCGCTAGAGAAAAAAAGGAAAAGCAAGACCATGTCCCAGTCCCAGTACACCGAGTTCGAGATCAACGAAGACCTGTCGGCCGTCAAGGAGTTCTCCGGTGATGGCGGCGGCGCCCCCGCGCTCCCGCCCGGCGAGTTCATCTTCGACGTCGTCAGCCTCACGCAGGGCACGTCCAAGACGAACAACCCGAAGATCGAGGTGACCTTCGAGGTCGCCGAGGGCGAGTACACCGGCACGCGCCTCACCAACAACTACTCGTTGCAGTCGCAGGCGCTCGGTCGCCTGAAGAAGCTGATGATGGCGTGCGGCGCGCAGCTCGACAAGATCCGCAGCTCCGAGATCATCGGCGCGCGCATCCGTGCGGCGGTCGTCCACAACGAGGGCAAGCAGCAGCTGGGCCCCGACGGCGGCCCCAAGTGCGACGCCAACGGCGAGCCGTACCCGCCGCGCGTGTTCGCGAACATCGCGAACGAGCGTCCGCTGGAGGAGGCGCAGCCGGTGGTCGCCGCCGCGCCCCCGCCGCCGGTCACCCGCAAGGCGACCACGCCTGCCGCGCGCCGCGCGTAGCGTTCCAGCAATCCGGGACAGCCGGTGGCGAGCGTATCGTCATCGTCGGGCCGCAAGGCTCTCTGATTGCCTCCGAGTGGAACCGGCGCCCACGTAGGACGGAAGCGCGCTCTGTGAGGGACACAAAAGCAAGTGGACTGTGCGCGCGTGCTTGACGGTGGGGAGAGACCCACAACTTTCCTAGCGTCCCGAAAATCGATCGACACTAGGGCAGGCGACCGCAAGGTCGCCTGTTCGTTTTTTGGGGGTTAGCGTCGGGAAAAACCGCGAGCGCGACTCGCAGATCTGGCTCTCCGAAAATTCAGCGGAAAGAACTTGCGAGCCTCAAGCGCAGCTCGTAGAAGGGTGACTCGCGCGACGTCGATGAGCGCGAACAACTTCAACAAGACCTCGATCGAGGTCGCCAGGGGGCTGGCTAGCTATGCGTTCATGGAGCACGAGTGGGCTGTGTCGTGATGAGCACTGCGATCGTATGGAGCTTCATTTCAAGCACGATGCGGTGACAACAGAGCAAGAAGAAGATCGCTCGCGCTCGTCGATCGACGAGCCCTGGAAGCGCCCGGCGCCCGAAGCGCTCGACTACTCGATCACGCAGGCGGCGTCGCTGACCTACCCCAAGCCGTTCGAGGTGCTCATGCGCGATGTCGAGTACGACTACGGCGCGTGCAACATGCGGACGGTGCAACGCCGGCTGCGTAGCCTCGTCGAGCGCGGGCACATCCTGCGGATCGATCTCGGGCGTCGGCTCTACGCGTACCTGCGCCCTGGCTCGAACATGGTCGACGATGTCGACATGCTCCGCGAGCAGGTCGAGTCGATGATGTCCTACGATCAGGCCGCCATCTGAGCCTGCTCCGAGGCACAACCCTCGGGGCGAATTGCATGGACTGCCCGTTCTCGATGGACGGGCGGCCGGGCCGTCCCGTGACGTCGGAGTATCCGGCGAATCCGGCGTGGATCCTCGTCGGCGAAGGGCCGGGGCGCACCGAAGTGCAGGTCGGCAGGCCGTTCTGCGGCTCGCAGATGCTCGTCGACAAGATGCTCCACAAGATCGGGCGAACGCGCGATCAAGTGGTGCTGACGACGGCGGTGCTCTGCATCTCGCCGATGGGCAAGGCCACCGAGCCGGATCGCGATCGCGCGGTCGCGGCGTGCGGCCCGAGGCTGCGGCGCGAGCTGGCGCAGTGGCCAGGCATGCCGGTCCTGACCCTCGGCGCGGTCGCGGCGCGCGCGGTCATCCCCAAGGCGACGCTCGACGCGATCGACCCGCCCAACGTCCCCAGGACCAAGAAGAAGGGCCAGAAGGAGCGGCAGAAGGCCGAGGCGAAAGCGTTCGCGAAGTCAGCCAAGAAGGAAGCCCGCGAGATCGCCAAGATCGCGACC